AAAAAAGAGCAGCGCAAATAGAAAAGGAAAAAGCGTCTATGGCAAACCGTTCCCCTAAAGAGAAGAAACAAATAAAAAAATCAGTAAGAAGTTCTGTAAGAAGTTTGGTTTCGAGTGAGGGAAATAAGGAGGTAAAATGGAGTGCTGAATTAAACAGGTGGTTTTTAGATAGGAGAGGGGAAATGACGGGACAATGTGCAAACTGTCAGGGAAAAACGTGCAGGGATAACGATAGTGAATATAAAAGGTCAGTTGCACATATCTTGCCCAAAGCATATTTTCCCAGTATTTCAACCCATCCGTTAAACTTTATTGAATTATGTTTTTACGGGAAATCCTGCCATACTAATATGGACAATAAAATACTTGACTTAACCGAAATGGCTTGTTGGGATGAAATAGTAACTAAGTTTTGCAAAATGTTCCCTCACATAGCAAAAATAGAACGCAGAAGAATACCTGAAATTTTATTACAATATATTGAAGTTGAAAAATAAAAAACATGGGTAGAATAATTATAAATAACCGAAGTGAATTGCCCGATAGTAAGGCATTAGAAATGTGTCTATCGGTAATAAATAAAGGGAGAGTGTCAAATAGTAATAAGCAATATTGCTTTTTAACCCGTTTTAAATTAGATGGCGTAGAATATGATGTTGCCACAGATTTAAGAAAGGGTAGCGATAGTTTTACAGTTTATTATTCCCCGTATAATGATAAAAAATTCTCACAAATAGCAAGTTCACAGTACGCATGAACGAAGTAAACATAACGGAAACGATTAACCGATACACTCAATGGTATAATAGACCATACGAAGTAAACCCATATTTTCCCTCACAGGAAAAACAAAAAGAACAAATAGAAAGAAAGATAAAGGAATTAACTATTAACTTTACAAAAACTAAAAATAAACAATGAGTACAGAATTAAAATTAACCCCAATGGGTAAGCAGATATTGATACTTCCCATTGAGGATGAAACCTATAAAACAGTAGGTAGTGGGGCTATATTGGTAGGGAATACAGAATTAGTTCCCGCTAAAATAGTAGAACTATCAAAAGAGTTTGAAGATAAGTACAAAGTAGGGGATGTTATACTTTATGCGAAAGGGGTTGGAACTTCACAACCGTATAAAGGCGAACTACATTGGTGGATAGATGGTAGGGGAACAGGTGATTTTTCAGGACAGGTTTGGGCAATAGTCGAAAAACAAAACACACAAAAAAGCAGTTAGACTTATTTTAATGCAACAGCCACTAAAAATACTTTTTAAGTTCCCGTGTCGGGGAAGAAAAGAAATGTTTTTCCAAAGCCTTGATAGTTTAAATGATAATATCAGAGATAGGGAAAACTATTTAATAAGCCTTACCTTAGATACTGATGATGATATTTTAAATACTCCCGAAGTAATTGAAAAAATAAATACCTACCCTAACGTAAAAATAGGGTGGGGGCTATCTAAGTCAAAAATTGACGCAATCAATAGGGGTATGCCTGTGTATGATTGGGATGTTTGTATTGTTTGGAGTAACGATCAGTTTGCAACCACTTATGGGTTTGACGATATTATGAGAGATGCGATGTATAATATAATTAACAACAATGATGATGATTTCCTTATTCATTTCCCCGAATTAGATGCAAGGGAATATTTAAATGTACTATTGATAGTAACCCGTAAATACTTTAACCGTTTTAATTATCTGTATCATCCGTCTTACCTATCCCTATGGTGCGATAATGAAAGTATGTGTGTGGCTAAAATGTTAGGGAGATATTACTATGTTGGGACACCGCATTTGTATATCCACAAAAACGCAGCATATACCCATTATAATTTAGAGCGTGATGATTTATTTAACGAACAACAGGGGCATTGGCAGGTAGATGAAGATAATTTTCACAAAAGAAGAAAGTTAAACTTTGATTTAAAAGATGAAGAAATAGTTGACAAGCATTATTTATCACAAACATTCCCTTATACCTAAAACAGTTTAATTTATGAGCCAAGCCCTTTTATCAATACTTATACCTACTGTTATTGGAAGGGAAGAACAATATAATAATTTGTTATCAAACATAGGAAACCAAATACGAGATATTGAGCATAAGCAGATAAATAAAATAATGAAAGAAACGGGCAAAAGTAGTTGTTCTTTTTATCCCCCTGTCCATATTCAACGATATTTAGATAATAAAGAAAAAACGATAGGTGAGAAAAGAGAGGTTTTGTATGAAATAGCAAAAGGTAAATTTAGTTGGCAAATAGACGATGATGATGATATAGCCCCCAATGCAATAGAACTAATACTGGAAGCCATTAAAAGTAATCCAGAAGTTGATGTGATAAGTTTTGAGGAATATGTAAATATGGATGGGAGGGAATACAAGTCCAATCATTCGTCTACCTACAGGGGTTGGGAAGGGGACGGTAATTCAATATTTCCCGATGGGTTTCACTTCCACCGCACCCCGTTTTTTAAATCGGTAATAAGAACCGAACTTGCTAAAAGTGTGCCAATACAAAAAATTCGTTTCGGGGAAGATCACGCATTCGCTAATGACTTACATCCTTTAATCCAATCCGAAATACACATTGATAAACCACTATATAGATACATTCACATTTCATCACCACATAATGAACGTTATGGAATTTCCGAAAGTTAATTTTAATGACCCATTTAGCGTATTAGGTTATTTATTCTATGTAGCTGTATTGATAACGGTGTTTGTTTGGATATTTAAGAACATAAAAAAACGGTTTACTTAAAATGGAAAACATAAATAAAGCAGTAATTATAAATTGCGGTGTGGGGAATTGGTACGGGTTGGGAAGCCGTAGGTTAGAGAAGTCTTTAAACTTTGTTGGTTGGGCAGGGGAAACTTTGATATGGGCTGACGAATATCCTCCCGAAAGTTATAAGCACGAAGATTACCCATACTACATGAAGATAGCTGCATTTGATGAAGCAATAAGACAGGGTTTTACGCATATACTATGGTGTGATAGTTCTATGTGGGCTGTAAATAATCCCGATAAACTTTTTGATATTATTTCAGAACAAGGGTATTATTTTTTCAGTAGTGGTTATAATCTTGCTCAATCGGTAAACGATACAGCACTTGCAGCAGTAGGACTAAGTAGAGATAAAGCAGAAACAGTAAATGAATGGGCAAGCGGATTGGTTGGCATACGCATAGATAATCCCGATGGTAAAAAACTTTATGAAAGATGGAAGCAATTAATGGAAGCGGGGTTAAGCAGGGGGAGCAGGTTGCATGATAACCAAAGTTCAGACCCCCGTTTTTTATTCCACAGACAGGATCAAAGTTGTATTTCACTTGCAGCATGGGAGTTAGGATTAAGTAATAAAAAAGGTTTGGATATGGTAAGTTATAAAAACACAAATTTTAACCCCGAACAAATTATTTTTTTTATAGAAAGTTTATAAATAATGAAAGCAGTTATATCTTCAACTTATTCGGACACTTATCTATTTTTTATTCCAATCGTAACATTTTGTTGGAACAAATTAGGTGTAGGCGTTATATGCTTTATTCCCGAATCAAAAAAAGGAGCAGAAGAAAATAAAATGAACCTTATATCTGAAACATTAATTAAGAATGGAGCAGACTGTTTATTCTATCCTTTTAAAGCACCTGAACATAAAGAAGCAACGTATGCACAATGCAGTAGATTATATGCCGCAGCATTACCTAATTTGAATGAATCGGACACTTTAATTACAGGAGATTGCGATATGGCCTATTTTTCAAAAAACTATATTCAAGATGCCGTTCCTGATATTATTGATGTTTATGGAGTTGATTTAGTGCCTGATGGACAATTCCCGATATGCTACCTTAGCGGGTATGTAAAAACATGGAGAGAAATAATAGGTGAAGGAACATATCAGCAACACTTAGACAATTTGTTAGGAGATATTGAGTGTGAAAATATGAGGGGTAACTATTGGAGCAAAGACCAACAAGCGATATGGGAACTACTAACGAAAGCAGCTAATCTAACATCCAATATTGATTTCATAACCCATAAAAGAGCAAGACCAAATACACAATTTGCAGATAACCGTGTGGATAGGGACGATATTAATTGGAGAGCATACGTTAATGATGAATTAGTGGACGCTCATTTGTGGAGGAATGGGTTTACTGACGGGAACTTTGCAAACATAATGGAACTACTAAAAATGAAATACCCTAATGATGATTTTAATTGGCTTGTTGAATATTGTGAAAAATACAAATCAATGTTATGAAAATAAAAGAACCTAAAAATATAATAATAACAAAGATGCCTATAAGCATCCCAAGTGAAAGAGTTTTTAAAAGTAAAATACATGATAGGACTTTAATTAATGCCGTTGTTGAGTATAGAAAAGAACTTGAAGGTAATGGGATTGAAATATTTGAAAGAGCAGATAATATATTGGCAACAAGCGATGGGTACTACCTTGCTTTTTATGAAGATGATTTAGAGGCGGCAGAACAAGATGCCATAGTAGAACCATTTAAAGGTGAAGATGGGAGAATGAAGGTAAGACTTGATAATGGTAAGGGAGAATTTGAAATAAGGGATGTTGCAGAATTAGTAGCACTAACATTTATTCCCAATCCAAACAGTTATAAATACATACTATTCAAAGATGGCAACAAGGGGAATTGTTCGGCAGATAATATTGAATGGTGCGAAATTGAAATATTATGAATAATGAATTAAGTTTTGGACAAAGGATTGACCCCGAAAATAGGTTAGTTGAATGTTGGTTTACTCATGGAGCATTGGATGAAATAAAGGGAATGGACTTGAGCGATAAAATAACTGTAATGTTTGGTTCGGGTTTGGGAGATTGTTGGTTAGCTAAAAGATGCAAGTGGCTTCATGTAGTTGAAAGAAATAAAGAGTGGCTTGATGTATGTATTTCAAATAAAGAGAACAATAAAGTAGAAAATATAACCTACCATTATATACCTGTTAATGATTGCGAAGGGAAAGATAAAGAATATTTAGAAATACTTAATGTAGTAGTTCCCGATGTTGTTATTAATGACGATGCGTACAGGTATGAGGTAATTGAAAAGGCATTAACATTGAAAAGACCATTGATTTTAATTACGGATAATTGGATGCAAGATTTTGTTTTTTATTGTCCTAAAGGGGAAGAATTATTAAAAGACTTTGAGCAAAAAATATTCCCACAACTTGACCATACTAATCACGAAGGTAATTGTTGGAAAACCGCAATACATTTTATAAACTAAAACAGATTATTTTATGGAACAGATTCAGCATCATATTTCTAACTATGAAGGGTGGAGTAAAAAAATGCTTATCGCTCGGCTAACGTCTAATGACCAATATATAAGAAAGAAATGGGTAGATAGTCAACCAAAAGATAAAGTATTTGAGTATGGTAGGCTTTCAGAATCACCAACAACCACAATGGAATGTATAAGAAAAACGATTGATGAATTATCAGAATCGGAAATTGATATGGTGATGCCAAGTGATTTAATTAGAAACTACACATTTAATGAACAATGACAAAAACAGTAATACACATACCCTGTCCTAAAGAATGGGAAAGTACTAATGATTGGGATAGCCATAGACCTTTATTATACTTGGCTTGTGAAAAAACCGAAAGTATAAACGGGGGAAGAATAGAGTTCGGGTGCGGGTACGGTTCATCTGAACTATTATCAGAATATTATAAAGGAGCTGGAAGGTTTGATAATAACATGCTATCGGGGAAACACTTTTTTTCTTTTGAAACTAATAAAGAATGGGCAGATAAATTTCCTAAAACAATATTTGTAAATGATTATGGGTTGGCGATTTTGTATGCAGAAAATTCGGTTTTTAGTTTTATTGATTGTGCGCCTGCTGAATTAAGAAAGGGGATTATAAATCATTTAGCAAACAAATCCCGTATAATTATAGTACACGACACAGAAATAGGTTCTGACTATGTGTATCAGCTTTCTGATATTTTATCCCACAATTTTAAATACCGATTAGACTATACTCCCGAAGGGAAACCACACACAACAGCAGTAAGCAACTTTATAAATGTTGAAGAATGGGTTTAACAGTTAATGTTATTTACGATAACAGGCATAGTGAAGATTACGAAAGGTTATTAAGAGAATTTTCAGAGCAGGGAATAACTGATTATAAATTTTGGGGTTGTATTGTAGATAAAGATAGTGTAGTGAAAAGTATAAATGCCTCTCATAAAATGATAGTAAGGTGGGCATTAGAAAATAAATTGGATGAAGTTTGTATTATTGAACAAGATTGTTCATTTACTTGTAGTACATCATGGGAATATTTCATAAAAAATAAACCCGAAAAGTTTGATGTGTATTTATCCTGTTCATATTTACCACAAAATTTAATATGCGGATTTCATTGTTATATAGTTAGCAAAAACTTTTATTCACACTTTTTAAGTGTTCCAGATAATGAGCATATTGATACCGCTATTTGTAATTTAAAAAAAGATTATAAATTTTGCAAACCTTATATAGCATTACAAAGGCCGGGTTTTAGTGCAAATAATAAATCTGTTGTAAATTATAATGAAGTACTACAAAAAGAAGATATTTATTTAGGATGATTCCATACATTGTATATAGGGAAATGGTTGATGATGGGGTGTTAGGGTATTTTATTTTACAAAGAGATTTCCCTCATTTCATAGGACAGTTAGTTGGTTACCCGATTGAAGGGGCTTTAGCAAATACTCCCGTAGCAGGATATAATTTTTGGGTAACATTTAAAGGTACACTAAGAGGGAATATGATACCTAACTATAAAGATATTCAGGAAGAAATAAAGACAATATATGACAGTATGGCTTTATGGTATCTCGATAACATAATATTAAAAAATGAAAAGCTATATCAAAAATTTAAAATAAAATAACTACTTTTGTATAGTTCATCATTTACATTATGTATCACTTTTATAATTTTATTCCCCAGCATAGATGCACCTTCACTTAATAGTGTAGATGATGAACCTTCTATGTTTGGGGTATTTTATTATGGAAAAAGAAAAATGGGTATTCATACCAAATTATGAAGGATTATATCAGTCCTCAACCTTTGGAAACATAAAAAGTGTAGATAAATGGGTAAATGGTAGGTATGGCAACAAGGTTCTAAGAAAGGGTCGGATATTAAAGCCTAATAAATCAAGTAGGTATTTACTGGTTTCGTTATATAAAGATAAAAAACCTAAAACATGGTTGGTTCATGTTTTAGTAGCTACAACTTTTCATAAAAAACCAAGTTATCCAGTTGAGGTTCTTCATAAAAATAACATAAAACACGATAACCATTATCTTAATTTGAGGTGGGGTACTCACAAGGAAAATATAGCGGATTCAATAAGAGATGGATTAGTAAATAGAGTTCCTTTTGGATGGGAAAGACCGTCTTGTAAATATCCTAAAAATATGTATATAAAAATATTCAGGTTATACAATACAGGAAAGTACAACAAAGAGCAAATAAGCAGGATGGTAGGTAGAAATTCCGCTTCTATACATAAGTGGGTAAAAACTTACAATAAACATAAAGATTTAATAGATAAATTACTATCAATTTAATTATATGATACAAGCTCCAGATAATAATTTAATAGTGCTACCAACAACAAAGTACACAAGAAATATAACAGATATGCTAAAGAGGGCAGCTATACAAAACTTAAGTTCAGTAAACCCGGCAGATTTTGTTTCGATAGTAGGTGAGGTTATTTCCCTTCCAAAAACAATAACAAACCAAGAAGATTTAAAAGGATTTTCATTAAAGGATATTCGTGTGGGAGATACAGCCATATTCAGCTACCAAGTTATTTATGACCTTGTTCAGAAAGAACCTAATGCAGACCCGATATACAGAAACAGATTGTGGTATGAAGGGAACGAATACTTTGTAGCACATATAAGGCATATTTACGGGGTAATAAGGGACGGGGAAATTATAATGATTAATGGTTATGTGATGGTAGAGCATTTTGAAGAAATGATGATATATGTTCCCGCAGAGCAAAAGAGGGTAAGAGAACCCCAAAAATGTCAAATAATGTATATCGGTAATTCCCGTGAAAACCTTACCAATATTGATGCACAGAAAGGGGAATATGTATATTTTAATCCAAAGTATGCCCAAAAATACCAAATAAAAGGAAAGCCTTTTTGCATACTACAACAACACCAAATATTAGGCAAAGAAGAAAAAAATCACGAATATTTAGAAATTATTCAATAAAATTCAAAATAAGTAGTATTTTCGGGAAACTTTTGGTAAGAAATGAACATTTCCCAATGCTTTGACTTTCTACAATTTTGGATCAATAAAAAAAGCGGTGCTTACTATACCATCGATGAGTTGACTTTGCTTGTGGATAGAGGACAAATGTCATTGTACGAAGATTTACAGCCGAAATACGCAACTTCTCAAAGAATAAAAGATGCCCTTTCCCCGTTCAAAGAGATTTACAATTTTACTACACAGGTTTCAGGGTATATAATCGTCCCCGACACAAGGTATTTAAACCTTTCCTCAATACAAATTTACTTTCAAATTAGTAATAGAACTGTTTATTACGGGGTTGATTTAGCTAATGATGATACATTATCTTATAGATTAAATTCACAAGTAAGTCCCGCTACGGTAACAAGTCCTGTTGGGGAGCAAATAAGCCAAAAAACATTCAGGCTTTACCCTGCATCCACATATAACGGAACAATAACTTATTTGAGGCGACCAATAGCCCCTGTTTTTGGATATACAGTTATTTCGGGAAGGGTTATTGTCTATGACCCAAATACATCAGTACAATTAGAATGGGAGGAAACATGGCAAAACGCTATACTTATAAAAGCCTTGTCCAGTATAGGTATTAACCTTACAGATAGTGAAGTTATAAACTATGCTCAACTTAAAACAGAATCCAATTACCAATCAGTAAATATGTTATAGAATGGCATTACCTACGATATATTCTATAAGTGAGGAAATCCTAAAAGTTCTGTCAGGTGGTAACATCCAAAACGCTACCAATGTGGCTATGGATGAAATAAAATTATCCGTAGGGGAAGTAATAAACCAACTTTTAAAAATTGAGCATTTTTCAGTTAATGAAAAGATGGGAGAAAAAATCCCCAATGGTTCTGTATTGGGTATGTACGAAGGGATAGAAGTGGTTAGCAGCAACGGGAAAAGCCAATGCTCATTACCCATTAAGCCATTGAAATTACCCCGAAATATGGGCATATTCGCAGTTTATCCCCGCTATACAAACGACAGCAACTATGAGTATGATAAAGAGTTTATACCCCTACAAATGGGACAAGGTGGATTGATAAAATCACAACCAATGATAAATGATTTATTAGGACAAGTAGGATATGATTGTTTCGGGGACAAGCTGATTTTTACAAAAGATATTAAGTCATTATTTCCCGATGTAGTATTAGCTATGCGCCTTGTAATAATGGATGTTTCACAGTACGGAGATTTTGATTTGTTGCCATTGCTTCCCGAACAAACTTGGCAAATAAAACAAGAAGTAATTAAACTTTATTCAGGGGTTGGAGTAGCAGATATGTTAATGGACAGCACTACGAAACAACAACAGAATATTCCCGTTAAAGAACAAAAACAAACGTAATGATTTTTACAACGCTGGATCAAATTGTAAGAAGGGGATTATTGGAAGATGGACTTCCTATACACTACTACGCTGAACTTTTGTTTCATGGTTCTACTGCTATACGGGAACTATCCTATGATACATTGAAGATAATTAATACAGCAAACTTACCGATTGATGATTATGGCGCAATAGACTTACCTGACGACTTCGTAGATGATATTGGCGTAGGAATTGGATTAGGGGGTTCAGTAAGCCCAATACCAAAACAAGATGCACTAAGCCGCATACGAATACACAGCACTACAACGGGGCAGTTTGTACCGAATACATCAAACGCACAGTTAGTAGAAACAGAAACAAATGATAATAATTTCTTTGGGTTCTATGGTGCGTTTAATTGGTTTTGGAATGTGAATGATTGGGGAGAACCAACAGGTCGTTTTTATGGTTCACAAGGGGGAACACAGCAAGGATATAAGTTAGTAAAAGAAAGGCGACAAATACAGCTTACCGATAATTTTATTGGTGGCAATGTGATACTAAGTTATATCTCTGATGGGCAGTCGATTGACAATGCAACGCAGGTAGATACATTAGCGTTCCAAGCTATAAGAAGTTTTCAAGAATGGAAAAGGAGTAAAAATGCAAATGATGAAAATTCTCCCGAAGGGAGAGCATGGTATAACCAACGTAGGCTATTGAGAGCAAGGTTAAATGACGTTACAATCGTAGATATTTTGAATACCATTAGAAATTCGTATTTCGCAGCACCTAAGAATTGATAATTAAAAATTAAATGATATGGCAATAAGTTTAGTAAAAGTTTCGGGAGTACTTAGTATAACTCAAACAACAGGACAAGCAAAGTATTATGCAGCAACAGCAGTTGCAGGGGCTAAATGGAATCCTAATGGTACTGCGGATGGGATTAACTTAACTATTGACGGAGATAGTTATTACATAGCCCTTACTGATTTGAGAGTAAACTCACAGACACCCGCAACAATGAGTACAGCCCTTGTTTTGCTTAATTCAATTTTTGGAAGCTAATGAGTGTTATATCGGGAACAACAAACGGTTCTATAAAGAGTACATCGATTAATATTCCCTGTACCTTAAAGTGTTTGTCCTTATATAATAAAACAGGTGGTGCGGGAATTGTAAAAGTAGGTGTGGTTGTATCGGGAACAGATAGGTATATGTTTTCTTTTAACCTTGCAGCAATGGGAAGTGCGGGAAGTTCAGCCTATCAGGAAACAGATATAATAGTTCCCAAGTTAGCACAGATATTAATTGTAACAAACGTGGAAATTGATTATTATTTAACTATTTCTTGAAATGGCATTAATTGATTCAATAATATTGCCAAAACCCTGCGTTTTAATTATTGCGGGGGGAAGTTCATTAGATGGAGTTCCAGACAGTAGCGTTAATTTTGGCAGGATAGTAAAGATTTATGAAACATCAGATTTATATACGGTAGGGGAAAATGTGGCTTACAACCCACAATTCCAACAGAAAATAGGATATTCAAACTATGTCTATATCAAGATTGATGAACAACATATTTTTTATTCAGAAGAAATAGCATAAATGTTAGAACAAGAAAAAAAATACTTCGCAGACGAACAGTCAGGATTTGGGCTAAATTCTGACGATTCCGCTTTTGCTATTCCCTTAAATTCCTATGTAAATTGTGAAAACTTAAGAAGCGGGAGTACGGATAAAGGTGTTACGGGAACAATGGAAAGTGTTGCCAGTAACTTACAGGTATCAGTAGATGCTCAAACAGATACGATAGAATTAGGAAGTTATGCCGATTCCCCAAATAATAGAATAATTTATTTTCTTTATGACACACTTAATACAAACAGTAATAAAATAGTAGCCTATTATCGTTCCACGGGAAACACCTATGTAGTTACATTTGATGGGCAAGTAACAGGAAATCTAAATTTTAATAAAAACTATCCTATACAATCATGGATGGAAGGGAATTTATTATTTTGGACTGATAATTATACTGACCCCAAATGTATAAATGTAGATGCGGCAATTAAGTTAAACTACCCGTCATTTGTTACGGATGTAGCACCTTATACAAGTCCAATAGCACAATCGGTAATTACTTTAATAAGATATGCTCCACAACGTCCCCCAAGCCTTACCTTTCAAACCATACCTTCAAGGCAGAACTTTTTAAGGGATTTTGCGGGGGAATTTGCATATAGAAATAATTTTAGGGATGGGCAAACAAGTGTTTTTGGTACACCATCTGTAATGGTTAACTATCGCTTCGGAACAAACCCTTCCCAAACAAATTATGATAATAGTAATAGGATAACTGTAACCCTACAATGGCAAAATGGTTTCGATATAGAACAGGACGTACAAAGGTTTGAGCTTGCCGTTAGATACGACAACCAACCCGATTATTTTGTTTTAAAAGTATGGGACAAATCAAATGCTGCTGATCTTGCCGAAATAAACGCATACAATGCAGGCGGTGCATTAACATACTTTTTTTATAATGATAAAACAGGAAGTCCGGCAGGTACATTGGTATCGGCAAAGCCGTTTGATACCGTCCCTAATCTTTCAGGTACAGGTGGATTAGGGTTAGACAGAAATTTTTTAGGAAATAATACGATAGGGTATGACACCCCTGCAACAACATCTTTGCGTGGTTCTGTAAGCCTTTCCGGTGGTATTCAAGAAGGTTCTCAAATATTTAAAAGTTGGAGTACTTATCAATTAGGAATAAGGTTTAGGGATAAGTATAAAAGGGCTTGCGGAGTAGTTACAGACGCAGTACAGAGTATAGTAACTATTCCAGACAGAGGGGATTATAATAATGCTACATCATTTTATAATTTACTTTCCGCAACACTATCTAATACAAATGCACTCGCAGAAATTCCCGATTGGGCATACTACTATGATATACTTATAACAAAAAATTTAAGGACAAGATTTTTTGCTGAATGGGCTATGAGAAGCGGGGATGTGCAGTATGTAATTAAAAATGTAAATGGTACTTATACCTATCAAAATACTTATGTTGGGGGACTTTTTGGATTAGCTTTCAAGACATCTAATCTTACATTGAACGGGATGGGAGTTAAGTTTGAACAGGGGGACTTTGTGAGGGTATATTTAAGCGGGTTATCAACAGCACCATTTTCTCTTGCAGTAGTAGCTCAAGACGCAGATTATATAATTTGCAACCCAATTGATATAGGAACAACTACAAGTTTAGTTGATCTTATTTTGGTAGAATATTATACCCCATATATTTCAAGCGGGAATGAATTTTTCTATACCGTTGGAGGTGTTGGGGTAGTTAATAATCCCACCACAAGTATCCGTCAATATGGTACAACAGGATTTAATATTACAGGTGATGTTACGTTTGGGTATCGTTTTTTCTATTCTCCAAGCATTTATGGGTACTGGTCAGAATCTATGTCCCCCAATGATAACCTTTGGAAAAATTGGTTTGGTATTTATGGGGAAGAAAATATAGTTACATCATTGGGGAGAGTTGTAAAAGAAACATCTGTAAAGTGGAGCAATACAATCATTGAGGGAAGTAATACTAATGGGTTAAGCACATTTGATGCTGAAAATGAAAAACTGCTCCCGTTAAGCATGGGAACTTTGAGAAAACTACAACCCACAAGTAAGGTTCAGGAACAAGGGAATATTATGTTAGCTATTGCTGAACAACAGACCGCATCCCTTTATTTAGGTGAAGTTCAAACATACGGTTCAGACCAACGACCCGCATCCGTAAATACCGTTCAGAATGTAATAGGAACAGTAAATATTTTAAAGGGAGATTATGGCACAATAAATCCCGAAAGTGTAACAGAATACAGGGGGATGGTATTTTGGATTGACGTAAATAACGGGAGGATTATTCAATATAGCGTAAATGGCTTGTTCCCTATTTCCAATTACAAAATGACAAGGTTTTGGAACTTATGGTGTAAGCAGTATAAGTCCATGACAAGCGCACAAATAGAAGCATTAGGGGGAAGACCTTTTGTATTCATGGCTGTTGATAGCGTACATAATGAACTTCTAATTTCAATTCCTAAATTATCAAGCGTACCGCCTAAAGGGTATCTTCCCGATTACCCAAGCACAATTTACCCATTTGATATTTATGACCTACAAGAAAAAGTAATAGTATATAGTTTAGACGCTAATCCTAACCATTGGCAGGGAGCATATACATTCTACACCGAAGGTTTTGTTACCATGAACAATGACCTTTATTCTTTTAAGAATGGGCAGTTATGGATACATAACCAAACGACAAATTATTGCAACTTTTACGGGGTTCAATACAAGTCTAAGATTATGCCTATTTCCAACCTTATCCCAACAGTTCCCAAGTCTTATAATAACATTTCATTAGAAGTAAATATTTGTCCTACATTTGTATATGCGTATAATGATTATCCCGTTCAACAATCAACAGACCTTGTAGATTTTGATTTTGAAAACAGGGAAGGAATATGGTACGCTAATTTTTATAGGAATAAACTTATCCCAACAGCAACAGGATTTGTTACAACAGGGTTATTGACAGGGGAGAAAATGAGGAATGTGGCAATGTATATTTTAATTGAATTTACAGTAGGAACAAACCCAATAGAATTGAAGTTTTTAAACATTGGATTTGAACCTTCACTTGGACACGAAAATTGGATGAAAAAATAAAATTTTAATACTATGAATCCATTAAGTTTACTTGGGCTTGGAGCAGGTTTTATCGGTAGTATCGGTAAATTATTTGGCAGGGGAAGGGCTAACAGGGAAATGGACACTTTGTTAGCTAAAGACCCAACTTATTCGGAAAACCCATTAGCCAAACAAAGGTTAGGATTAGCAACAACTTTGCTAAATGCCCGTATGCCGGGGGCTATTGCTGTAGAACGGGGAATTTATGGCAACGCAGCCAATTCCCTTAACAACGTAAATAAAGTGGCAACAGACGCATCCCAAGCCATTACAGCAGCATCTAATATAGGTGCGGGAGCAGACGCAGCTTTTCAGAATTTAGGGCAACAGGAAGCCGCAGATTATCAAAGGAGATATGGAAACCAAGTGAGCGCACAGGAAGGACTAATAAATGAGCAGGATAAGGTATTTCAAGATAAACTAAGGAGGTTCGGGGATGAAACGCAAATAAGAGGCGCACAAAGCGAAAATAGAACAAACGGATGGCAGGATATTGCAAATGGTGGGTGGGCTTTAAGTGATTTTGGGTTAGCAAGTGGAATGGGAGGAAACGCAGTAGGAAACGCAATAGGTAGGGAACAGCAATGGCAAAGAAGGGGTTCTAATTGGTGGCAAAAATAATTAAAAGATATGCTTGACTTAAAGGGGTTTGTAGCACCCGTAAACAATTACGAAGGACTTTACCAAGTTTCAAATGACTTGGAAAGGAACAAACAACGTGAAGCGTTAGCTAAAGATAAAGCTGCCGCTAACCAAGCCTCTATGGCTAAGTTTTTAGTAGACTATACTAATCCAAAAGATTTTTTATCCGGATCACCTACTGATGTAGAAACTACAAAGGGATTACATGGTGCATTAATATACGGAACTCAATTAGCCGCTCAAAAAGGAATGACCCACGATCAGTTATTATCTGTTTTAGCACCTATCGTTGGGGAAATATCGCAAAGAGCGATTACAGCAAAAAACATAAGTGCCAATATAAAAAATAGTCTTTCAGATATTCCCGAAACAGCAGGGTATGATAAAATGAAATTAGAAATGTTAGCAAGAAAAAATGCTTTTTTTAATCTGGATGGAACAAGAAAAGCATTAGATGAGATAAATCCTAATGTAGACTATGTTACAGAAACAATAAAAACAAACCCTACCGATGTAACAACAAATAAAGGAATTGACGAATGGCTAAAAGGTCAGCAAAGGGTAGTTAATTCAAATAAGGTAAAGCATTATAACGAAAGGGGAGGATATGACCTAAAGAATGTAAAAACAAATGCCTACGATTGGGCAGTTCCCGATACTGATATTAAAGGAGTAAATAACAGAAAATTTGTTCCTGTTTATGATGAAGCAACAGATAATGGACAACCATTACTACACGATTTCCCAGATGGTAAAGGTGGATTTGTAACCGCCCCCGTTAGAATGATAAAAGACAATCTGTTTAAAACAATAATGGCAAATAGTCCCGGTACAGCAGATTGGGTAAGGGGACAAGTGATGCAGCACATAAAGGACTATAAAGATGCTGACGGAAACCCAATTGATATTAATTCTACCCAAGCATCCAATATAGCAAAAGCTATACTTTATGATGAGTTAAAAACAAGAGGGTTAGGAGGTATGGAGGATGTAGTAGAAACAAAACCAACGCAAATACGAAATGTAACTAATATAAAGGTCGGTGGTAGCGAAGTCCCCGTAATTGATGTTTATAATCCGTTAAGAAAAATAGCAGAAGATCATTTAGACCAAAGTAAGTACCCCACCCATATGATAAGTAAAAAAGATGGTAAAATTATTATAGGGGGAGTCCCTGTTAATTCATTAAATCAACAGCAAAAAGACGTAGTATTAAAAGAAGCAAAAAGTGCAGATGATACAATTAAGTCAGTTGACGATGTTTATATAAAGTTAATAGGTAATGACCTTGTAATATTAAGAGTAGTTGATGATTTCCCATTAACAACACTTACCCCAACAGGAACAAATATGTCGGCTAATAAACCTTTGGGGCAAAAATCAGTACAAAAATCAGCAATACAATCTAAAGGTAAGGGGACACAGGTTATCACACAAAAGCAAAAAATAGCAGGTTTCTAAAATGGCAGAATTAGACGAAATATCACAAGAGGTACAACAGCAAGACCCTCCAAATAAAGCTAAGATATTGTATGATGCCGTATCTAAAAAGTATGATGTAGGTACTTTTGATGAATTTTCAAATAAACTAAAAGACCCATCTAAAAGAAAAGCGTTTTATGATGGAGTAGGTAGCGAATATGACTTAGGTACTTTTGATGAATTTGAAAGCAAAGTATCTCCAATAAAAAAAAAAGAAAATGCTTTACCTTTTTTTGGGAATACTTCAAAAACTACTCCATCCGTTTCCAATCCCCAATCAGTATCAAGAAACGAAAACCTACCAATAGCCAATGATTACGGTAATGGTAATTTAGTCGCATCAGACCCCATAAGTTTAATAAAGCAAGCAAAAGAACTTGAAAATAAAACAAAGCCATTATACGGGCCGGGGGAAGGTGCATTAGTACCAGACCAAGATGCAATTGGGATGTCTAATAAAATAAAGGAAGATTTAAAAACACAAGGAATAGATGCAGAAAAACTTTATGAGCAAGTAAAAGACGTTCCCGAAGAATTATATTCCCTACCCGGCTTTTCCAAACAAGAGTTATCTAAAGAACAAAAAGACAATCCACAAAGGTTTTCACGAAAGTTAGCAACAGGGAAGTGGCAACTTAATTTAAGAAGTGATTTGAATAATTTAGATATTCCCGATGACCAAAAAACTCAAATATGGAGAAATGTATTAAAGATACAAAATGAAAGTGATTTAGGGGATTATAATACAAGAAGGCAAGGAGTAAAAGACCTAACTAATATTATTAATCAATATGGTGGAGAAAATAAAGATAAACTACTACAAGACTTATCAGTAGATAGGGCTAAAACTTATGGCGAATCTTTTATGACAGGATTTTCTGACTTAGCCAAAAATGACCCTAACTCTCAATTTTTAGACAATGACGAATTATTGGGATTACAATACCTTCAAGATACCAATCCAGAAGCAGCACAAGGTTACAACGCTGCTCTTATAGACCCTAAAAAAATAGAAGGTAATTTATTTGCAAAGCAAGGGCTTGAAGAAAAGAAAATGCGGTTAAAACAGTTAGGTGCTAATCTTCAGCAAAGCTATATTCAAGAGGAAATAAATGACCTTACTAAAATAAAGAATGAACAAGGATTTCTTACCCCGCAACAAGAACAGAAAGCAGCTTTATTAACACTTAGAGATGAACAGATAAACGAAGAATTAACCAATGCAAATATAAAGTATGGCACTCCCGCAGTATATGATAGGGAAGCTGCCGTACAGGAAATATTAGGACAAAAAGTTGGGTTAGGCGAGTATGTATTTAATAAAATAGGGGAATCTACTTCTAATACAGTAGAGGGGCTTAAAAATTTAATAACGTATCCATTTTTAAATGACCCTAATAGTAAGATAAATCAATTAACAGCATCAGGGGAAAATATGACTGCTGAATCAATGAGTTATCTTACTGAAAAAAATAAAGCATTACAAGATTTTGAATATAAATTTTCCCCTTCTTTACAAAAGAAAATAGACGAAATTAAAAATTACAAAGGGGCTGAAAACTCTGAAAATGATAAGCTATATAGAGAAAAAGCTGTTTATGATTTATTAAGAGATAATCCTAATGATTGGGCTAAAGTTCCTATAAAAAGTGGTAGGTTGAATTTAACCCCATCAACATTATTTTTTAGTATAGGGGGATTGGGTGCGCAACTTGTTCCTTTTATGGCTATGGAAGCAGTAACGGGTGGGGGAGCAACTGCAACAATGGGAAGAAAACTATTGTCAACATTCATATCAGCAGCATCAACAAGTTTTCAAGATGAATATGCAAATGCAGTTAGAAGTGGGGAAGCTAACCCGTTTAGTCATGCTTTAAGGGTTACAGCTATTAATTCAGCAGCTTTGGCGGGAGCAGGTACTCCCGATGCAATAAGAGCAATGTTAGGCACTAAAACGGCAATAGGGGAACTTGTAAGCAAGATGAGCAATAATGATATTGAGGCAATGATGAAGAGTAAACCAACTGCTATTAAAAATTTTGCTAAATCGATAGGTAAGTCATTTGGTGAATCTACAAAATCAGGCGCAAAAATAACTGCACTTACAACAACAGGAAATATAGCCAACCAATTAATAGATAATAAGGAAATAGATTATGATAAATTAGCTAAACAAGGATTAGTTACAACGCTTGCATTTAGTTTTGGAGGGGGGGTGGCAGGGTTAAAATCTAAATACGATAAAATAGATAACATACAATCTGATGCCCTTGTTAAGTCAAGCGAACAGCCTGAATTATTTATTGATGCAGCTAAAGAACAATTAAGGAACGGTGCTATAAATACAGAACAGTTTAATCAAATAAAAAGTAATATAGAAAAAGCTGCTATTGTTTCAAAAAATGTAAAATTTGTAGATAATAATGGGAATCCTTTATCCCCTAAAAATAAAGCAGAACTTTTATTGCTTAAAATGAAGGAGTACGATCTTAATGAGTTAGTTAACGGAGATGTTCCCGAACAGTTAAAACAAAAAACAGAAGAAAAATTACAGGATGTCAAAAAAGATATGGAGGATGTGTATAAAAATAAAGAACAGGAATCAAATGTTCCCAAACAAACAGTAGAAGAAATTAATAAAGAAGGAGAATTACTGCAAGGGAAACAACAAGTTGACAAAATTACCGAAGATAAAAAACAACAGGCAGATAAAGAAGTTGATGACTTCTTAAGAAGTAAATACCCTACTTACAATGAACAATTAAAACAACAAGGTAAACCAATGGTATCATTCTCTGATGCCAAAGAAGTACTTAAAGATAAATTCAAAAATGAAATAGATGATATAAATAATAAATTTAAACAAAAAGAAGATATTCCGTTAGGGGAAAATGTACCACCTGAAATAAAAGAAACTTCGGGGGTATCTGGTAGTGCATTGAAAGATGGGGGGGGATTAAGCGAAGATGCTAATAAGATTTTAGGCTTGCATGATAATGGGGCGAACTTTGATTTGTTTGATAATAATAAATTGAGGCAGATTGCAAAAGACAATGGTATTGATTTGCCAGAGGGGGCTAAAAATGCTGATATTATTGAAGCGTTGAAGAATAAAAGGAATGAATTAGCCAATAAAAATAATGAAACACAAGATGTAAATGAAAGTATAGGCACATCTGATAATACTGAAACAATCTTAGCCACAGCAGAAAAGAAAGGCGGTATTTATGCCCAATTAGCAAAAGCGGTTAAAAACTTGTTAGGTGGCGTAAAAACTACTGTGTATAAAAATTTAAGTGATTTTGCAAAACATATAGAAGAAGAAGTATCTACTCACGGTGCGTATAATGAAAATGATAAGACTATTCACATTAACAACGAAACAGATAAAAACAAGCTGCACATATTTTTTCACGAAGCACTTCATCATATTACCATATCTAAGATAAAGGAATTTGAAAAAAATCCAAATTCAAAAAACTTAACACCAGAGGAGTTTCAGGCTATTTCTAATTTGAAAAGAATATTTAAACAGGTTAGTGAAAAGGTAAATAGAGATAGGGGAGGATTTGGCACTCAAAAAGGCGGCAATACTCCAAAAAATATTTGGATGTTAGGTGATAGAGGAACAGATAGAGGATTTGCGAATGTGCATGAATTTATATCAGAAGCATTTTCAAATCCAGAATTTCAAAAGCTATTAAAAGATTTTAAAGGCGAAGGCAAACAACCAAACCTATTCAAGCAATTTTTAGATGCAGTTGCAAAGATGTTAGGGTTAAAAGACCCAACTATTTTAGACGACATTTTCCATCATACAGAAAAATTAATTGATAAAAAGGAAGCCCCCCCCCAATACACAGAAGCAGCAGGGGTATCTGGTAGTGCATTGAAAGATGTGGGAAAAGGAGAACCATTAAACACTAATGAAGAAGCCAAGTTGAAGGAGTTGTATAAAAAGAGTTTTCTTAAACAAGAAATGACACCGCAGGAACAACAAGAGTTTGTTGATTTGAAAAATAAGAAAAATGAATTTAAAAGAAAACAGGCATTAGACAATCAATTAGAAGAAGGTGCAAACGTAAATGGTGATTGGGTTTCTATTCATTCTGGGGGATATAAAAAAATGGGGTTATTTTATAGTGGGGAAAATTGGGAGGTTAATATCCAGAATAGGTTAAATAATAATATTTTAACTATTAGAAAAAGAAACCCCAAAACAGGCGAACTTGAAATAATACACCAAAGCGACCATAAGACAGAACAAGGAGCGATTGAAGAATACAAAAAACATAATAAAGGAATTGAAGATGAAATAAACGCAAGATTTGATGATAAAGTAGAAAAACCCCAAGCCCCCACCCAATACACAGAAGCAGCAGGGGTATCTGGTAGTGCATTGAAAGATGTGGATGCTGATGGTAATTATAATAAAACGCAGTCCGATTTTTTAAAGAGCCAAAAACAAGAATTAGGTAGCCTTTATTCAGATGCAATGGAAGGCGAGTTAAAGAATGAATATTACAAAGGCATAGAAGATGTAATTAAAAAGGGTGGCAAGATTTCGTTTGATGTGTATAACGGATTAGAAAAGGGGCAAAAATATGCGTTTGACAAAAAATATGGGGCAGATAAAATAGGTGATGAAACATTATATCATTCTACTGCTAATGATTTTGAGCAATTTGATTTAGATAAAAGCGGAACTAAAACAGACGAGGGGTGGTTCGGTAGGGGTATTTATTTCTTTAAAGACCAAAATGATGCAAAAGATTTCTCATTGAGAGATAAAAATAGCAAAGTGAAGGAAGCAAAAGTATCTTTAAAAAATCCATTAATACTAAGTACAGAAAAATTGCCAAAAAATGTAATAGATGCTTTTGCTAAAAGAGGAATAGATGTATCTACAATTTTTGATGTACAACAATTTGCTTTAAAGTCAAAAGAAAACCCTGCTAAAATTACAGATGTATTTTTAGCAGAAGGATATGATGGATTAAGGCTTGACTTATTTCCTAAAAAGGAAGTTGTAGTTTTTAATACTTCTCAAATAAAACCAGTAGAACAACCCCAAGCCCCCACCCAATACACAGAAGCAGCAGGGGGTAGTGCATTGAAAGATGTTGAAAGTACAACTAATGCTTTAGGAGAAGTATCTACAAAAACAAATGAAAAATGGTTTGATACATATGGTTCAATTAAGGGCAAAACAATACTTAATGATTTAGCTGAAAACAATTTAGATTATAACCCTGAAACCAACGGTTTTAAAGAAACAGTCGGTGATGAAGCGTATAGTAAATTTAAAAAACAAAATCAGTTAGAAAATCTAAATAAAAGATATGTCGAACTTAATAGGGATAAGTTACTTTCAGAGGCTTACCATAAGGCAAAGTTAGACGGGACTAATCCTGAATTAGTAAAAGAAATAGAATCTTTATTAATTGAAGAAAAATCCCTATCCACTAAACCCGAAACAAAAGTAAATGAAGAGCTCCCCGACACTAAAGTATCTATCCCCTCAAAAAAAGAAAGCCTTACAGAAGAAGGAACTAATAATGTTGGGGGAGAAACAGAAACGGGAGAAGGTGGAAAAGAACCGCCTAAAGGTAAGGTAATTGAGGATGATAAAGGAAAAACAGTAGGGGTACACCATGAGGCATTAACAGATTTGGCAAAAAATATGGGATTAAAAGAGCCTGAACGTGGAGTATATTTTGAACCTGAACAATATGCAGAGCGTGGACGCAGGTTATTGGGGGCTGGTGGCGACCCCAATGAAATAGATAATACAAACAATACTTTACACGATAGAATTTCCATTGGCAGAGCTTATTTAGAGCATCTTACACAAGTAGCTGATGAAATGGGAAGAAAATGGGGAGTAGATAGCAAACAATTTGAAGATGCTAATAAAGAACTTAATGACTATGCAGGAAAGGTTAAATCTTTAGGTACAGAAGCGCATAGGGCTATGACATCATTGCAAGGTAAAAGAGAAATGGACACCGATTCTTTTGTTACTGTAAAAAGAGCCGTATCTGAATATCAAAACAGACCAACAAGTAAGGAACAGGATAAGAAAATAAAAGAACTTACCGAAACTAATCAGAAATTAAAGAAGCAAACTGATGAACTTGAAAAACAGTTAATTGAAGCTACCGACAAAACGATTGGAGAAAAATCAGATACCCCAAAAACAGTAAAAGAAAAAGCGAAAGATTTAGCAGATAAATTCAGAAAACTTAAATCAAAGCCATTCAGTTTTAAAGATGAAAATGGCAATGAAATACCCGTCCATACTAAAGGGGTTGCATGGAATGATTTAGTTGAATTTGGGGCAAAAGTAATTGAAAAAACTGGAGATATATTACAAGGTGTAAATTCCATAATCGAAAAAATTAAAGATACCGATTGGTATAAAAAACTTTCAGATAGCGATAAGAAAAAGCTATCTGAACAACTGCATGAGCATTACGAAAACGCACTGAAACCAAAAGGTGAAAACGAATTGGAGATACTTCAAAATAATTATGTTGATAAAAAAGACAATGATTTCACCACAGAAGAAGCGAAAGAGATTTGGGACTACGCTAAAAAAACATATTTAGATCAAGGAGTTTCATATCGTGATATGATTGGAAAAGTTTCAAATGATTTAGGATTAACATGGAGGCAAGTAAGTAGCGCAATTACAACCCCAAAAGTAAAACCTATTTCGGATGAAATGTGGAAAAAAAGAGGTGATTATTCTCGTAACCAAAACGCTACTAAGAAATGGGTAGCAATGCAAAATAAAACATGGTTAGGTAAGTTTTGGCGTGGAGTAATGGGAGCGATGAGGGGTGCAAAAGTATTTGGTCATAGCGGGATATTTTTTGGTACACACGCAGGCATGAATTTTTTTAATCCTTCACAATGGGGGAAGGTAATGAAAGGATTTGTTAAAGGATGGCAATTTGCTTATGGTAAAAATAAAGCGAATTATGAAAGAGCAATGGAGGCGCATAAAAACAGTCCCAATTATTTAATAGCACAAAGAGCAGGATTGAAAAATAATCCCGATGTTATTAATACAGAGGAATATCAAAAATCACAACATTTCTTAGGCAGAATTGGATTGTCAGGAGAAAGAGGTTTTAATGCAATAAAAGTATTTAGGCAAAGCCTATTTGATAATTACTATGACAAATTAAGTGATACTGAAAAAAATGACCCTGAATCAGTAGCAAGTATAGCGCAACTTGTTAATCTTGCAACGGGAGCAACAAACTTGAAAATACCTGAAGTTGTTAATGAAATATCTTTTGCAGGAGGCATGGAGGCTGCAAGGTGGGGTAAACTTACCCGTTCCCCAATGAGAGCCACATCAACAGCATTAAAAGCTATGTTTACTCCCGATAAAGTGAGTGCAGGTGAAAAAGTTTTTGCTAAGATATGGGGCAAAAGAGTGGGAGAACAATTAGCTACAATGGTAGGGTTATTGGCTGTAAATGCTGCATTTCAAAATATAGCTAATCCAAAGAATCCAACAAATCTTACAGACCCAAATAAGCCAGATTGGATTAAATTCAAGTTTGGAGATATGACATTAGACCCAACTTCGGGGATGTTAGGCACATTTAATTTTCTAAAAAATATATCTAAGACACCATTCAAAAGTAGTAAAGAATTACACGGAGATACAAGGTTACAGGATTTAGGTAAACAGGTAATTGGGTACGCAAGAGGAAAGGCTGCACCGGGATATTCTAATTTGGTAGATTTTGCAACAGGAACAGATTATTCAGGAAACGTGATGCCTTTTTCAAGCGATAAACCAAAAGAAGGAAAAAGAAAATTAACGTGGGGCGAATATGCTGCTCAATCTGCATTACCATTACCCGCAGCAGAAGCCTATACCGTAACTATGCAATCTGCAATGGATAACGGGATGACTAAGCCACAATTAAAAGATATATTGAGAGGGATAATAGCGGGGGGTGTTTCGGGAACAACAGGTTTTAGAGTTAGTGAGTATGATGCAGAAAAACATAATCATTCCCCATTCACAGAGGAAGATTATAAAAACATTGCTACATTCAAAAAAGTAAAAGAAGATTGGGGTATGGAGTTGCCAAATACCGTACATACATCAGAGGTAATAACCGATGAAAAAAATAAAACAAAGAAAAAATTAAGTGAATATCCAAAAGAAGTTCAAGATAAGTATGACAATCTTCATAAGGTTAATCTTGATAATGAGTTAAAAGATATTTTCAAAACAGGCAAAGTGTATATAAAATCGTACACTAATAGCAGGGGAGAAAAAATAAGCGAAGTAAGTCTTACTAAAGATAAAGGGGGAACCTTGAGAAAAATAGATGATTTGAACGAATCTGAAAGGGCGCAAATATTACGCATTGCCCAATCCCAAGCTACAAAGAAAACAAAACAAAAAATATTCGGAAATAAAAAATAAAAAATGGAAACTACTGTTGAAGCATTACAAAAGGAGTTGGAGTACTATAAAAAGAAACTTTCATTGGGGGAACAGGATGTTGCCGTAGATGGGTATATGGCTTACGTTAATTTAGTAAGGCAGCAGGTAGAATTTATAAAAGACTTTAAAGTAAAGGAACATATTGACGGTAAAAAAGCGGAAACAGTTTTATACGAAAGAGCAATTAGCATGGGGGAGGGGTTACCTAAAATGATTTCATCTATGAATAGTCTGAAGTTAGAATTAGGCGTAGAATATGACCCGAAAGATGGACAGGATAAAGTAAGGGCAAGTTCACCGCAATCAATATTTAAAAGAGATTAGTTATGTTTAATCCTATTGACGGAGGTTCGGTTTATGAGATACCTGATAACGCATTTGGGTTTATATACAAATGTAATGTACCTCCTATTGGGTATGGTGTAAATAGTGTTAGTGGGGAGATGCAGGAAACCGATATAATTAAAAGGTCAGATATTCCCGAAGAATGTTATTGGGAAAGATTTACATTACCTAAAGATTGGAACACAAAAAGGAAAGCAGAGAAAGAAAGACAAAAGTATAACCCCGATTATGTTGACCCTTACTTAGAAGCAATAAGAGCAAGAGAATGGAAACGCAGGTTATGTGGAGTATGGTTTTATAATTACCATCCAAAGAAAAAAGAATTACAACTACTCTACATAACCGGAACCCACTACCTGTATATAACGTATTGGAGATTTCAGGGTAAGTTTATGGACTTTCGTATTAACGATATGGAGTTTTGGTATGTGATGAAATATGTTGAAACCGACCCCGATTGTTTAGGACTAAATGAAATTACAAAAAGGAAGTTAGGTAAAACTGCAAAATTAGGATGTTGGTTATACGATAGAACAAGTAAACCACCTTACAACCAACACGCAGGTTTGCAGAGCAAGGCAGATGATGATGCGGAAGAAGTAATGAAAAAAGCGATAGTGCAACCGTGGCAAAAACTTCCCGACTTCTTTCGCCCCATTTACGATACAATGAAAGGTGATGACCCTAATGAGTTACGGTTCTTTCATACATCAAGGAGAGGTAGCACAACAGAGATTGAAAGAGATGAAGAAGATGCGTTGGAAAGCTGGATAGATTATGGGGCAAGTGGGGAGGCTGTTTATGATGGTCCTGAATTAGATTCGTATGCAGCCGATGAGGCAGGGAAAACGAAAAAACCAACAAGTATAAAAGAAAGGCAAAGCACAGTTCGTTTTTGTTCTGAAATTGATGGTATATATAATAGGAAAGATTATAGATATTTCCAAAGGAAACAGCTATATACCACAACGGTTGAGATTGAAAAAGGGGAAGAAGATAATTATGAGTTTCAGGAAATGACTGCTAATAGCAACCCGCTTGATAGGAACGAAAACAACAGAACAAAAACAGGGTTATATACTTATTTTCTCCCCGCACAAAAAGGGATGTTATTTGATGAAAAGTATGGTTATCCCGATGAAGAAAAAGCAACTGTATATCTTCTTAATGAAATGAAAAAACTTCAAGAAGATGGCGATACAAGGGGATTATCTTCTTTCAAGAGAAAGAACCCCATGAATTTTAAAATGGCATTTAGTGCAGATGGCGCAACTGCATTGTATGACCCTGAAATACTGAATAATCATTTAGACGATATAGTTTGGAGGACAGGATTAACAGAACGGGGAAATTTAGAGTGGAAAGATGGTTTTGAATTTGAAAGACCCGTAGTAAAAGACGATGGTGAGATAGAATATGTACTTAATGAAATTGAATGGAGGAAATGCGAAAACGGGAAGTTTGAGAAAATAAAAGATTGGTGGCCTAAAGAACCAAACAAAGTATATAAAAACAATGGCAAATATTTGCCTAACAATAACTTTGCAAGTAGGACGGGCTGCGATCCGTTTAAATATGATAAAACAAAAGATAAAAGACGTTCAAATTGCGCAGCATTTAACTATCAAATTAAAGATGAATTATTCCCTAATGGCCCATATAATGATACTTTTACTATAAGATATGCTTTCAGGGAAAGTAGTACAAGGTTGGCAAATATGGATATTTTAAAAATGGTATGGCTATGCGGGTGTCAGGTTTTATTTGAGAGAAACGTGAACCATTGGAAAAGAGATTTTCAGGATTGGGATTGCGAAGGGTTTTTAATGTGGTTGCCGGGAGAAACAGAGCCCGGTATTTATACGGACGGTAAAGGCACAGTAGTTCAAATGATATGCAATTATACAGAGGCGTATATAAATCAGTTTGTCAAAAAGGTGTTGTTTAAAACATTAATTAGAAAAGAAACAGGGTGGTTAGGATTTAAGGTAGATGATACACAAACTTTTGATGAGCCTATGGCAGCAGGGATAACATTAATTGCTGTAAAAGGTAAAAAATATGTTAGACAACAAGATAGAATAATGGATGTTGAAAATTTAATGCCCATACATAAAGCAGGTTAAAAAATAAAACTATGATATATCAAAACCCCGGAATAGGAAGTTATTTTTCTTATCCAAACCACGACGTTAGTCCCGATAAAAAGGGGGATAAATGGTGTATGCAATATGCACAAGCGGCATTTTATGATTTTACAAATGCTTATCCAAAAGGAATATTCTCAAATAACGGTACAGATTATGAAAAGTTTAAAATGTATGCGTTAGGGAAACAACCTATAAATCCTTATAAAAAATGGTTGGGTGTAAATGATATAACTAACAATACTTGGTTGTCAGTAGATTGGACTCCGAGGGCAATTATTAGTGGATATAGGGACAGAGTGATTTCTGAATTAATGCAGAATGAAAGAAAGATAGTAGCTACTCCCGTAGATAGTCAAGCAAAAAGTGATGCGAGTAGTTATTATGCTCAAATGAAAGCAAAGTTAGCAGTTAGGGAACTCATGTTACAAACTAATCCTGAACTTGCATCACACCCTTTAATAACATTAAATTCAGGTGAGCCATTGGATGTTGAAGAACTGTCTATGAGAATGATGAACGGAGAGCAGTTTAATAGAAGCGAAGATGCAGAACTTGCTATTGAATTAGGATTTTATGAAAACGATTATCAGGCAGCAAGAAGAAGGTGGTATGAAGACTTGTTTGATTATGGTGTTGCAGGGTATAAAGAATGGTTAGGGGACGATAACAAAGCAAAATTCAGAACAACAAAAAATGAAAATGTAGTTGTAAGTTATTGTAAAGACGGGACGTTTAAAGATATGGTTCATGCAGGAGAAGTTATTGATGTTTCCCTTATTGAACTTGCTTTACTCACAGACGATAAGGGGAATCCATTATTTACAGAACAGGAATTACAGGAATTTGCGAGTAGTATTGCGGGAAGATTTGGCAACCCTGCAATGATGGGTAAAAATGTAGGTTTCTTTAAACCATACGATAAGTTTAAATGCAAGGTATTTGATATTGCATTTTATACATACAACGATTATTCATATCAGGATGCTTATGATGAAAATGGGAATAGTGATTTCAGAAAAGCAGCTTATGAAAGAGGGAAAAAATCAGACAAGTATAAAAGAAAAAAAATACAATTCGTTTATAAATGCAAGTGGATTGTAGGCACTCAAAAATGTTACGATTGGGGAATGTGTTATGATCAAAAAAGGGCAGTTGATACAAAGAAAAAAGCATTAACAAGTTTACCTTATAAATTTGTTGCCTATAATTTCTATGAAATGAGAGCGCAAGGTTTTATGGAAAAACTTATTCCCTACATCGATGAATACCAACTTACTTGTTTAAAAATACAGAACTTTAAAAACAGGGCTGTACCAAGTGGATGGTGGATAGACTTAGATGCGCTTGAAAATGTAGCATTGAATAAAGGGGGAGCAAATATGCAACCCAAAGAACTTCTGCAAATGTTTTTTGAAACAGGGGTACTTGTGGGAAGAAGTAAAGATGCCGCAGGAAATCCGCAATCTCCAAATTGGAAACCTGTTATCCCAATTGAAAATACAGCAGCAAGCGAGTTAGCAATGTTTTATCAGGATTTACTAAATACAATATCTGCTATTGAGAAAATGACTGGATTTAATGATATTACTAACGGAAATCCTAACCCTAAAACACTTGTTCCCGGTTATGAACTTGCAGCACAAAGCACAAAGAACGCACTATATCCACTTGCATTTGCAGAAAAATATTTGAGCGAAAAACTTGCAGAAGATGTTTTTTGTAGGATGCAACAAGGTATTAGAAAAGGAAGCATATCTGGTTCAGCACCGTATAAAGGAGCATTGGGAGAAAATACAGTAAGGTTTATTGAAGTAGATGAAGAACTTGCTTTAAGGGATTATGGTATTGAATTACATGATAGTACCACAGAGCAGGAAAAAATGTGGATATTTCAACAGGTTCAGGCTGACATTGCAAATGGATTTTTAGATACAAGTGATGCTATTGCTATAATAAACACAAGTAATGCAAAACAAGCAATGAGCATATTGGCTTATAGGGTTAAAAAAGCCAAACAAGATATGCAGAAGCAGAAGATGGCTGAAATACAGGCAACAAATGACGGCAATGCACAGGCTGCACAGATAGCACAACAAGCAGCAGCACAGGCGTTGCAAATGGAATTACAGGCTAAGATAAAAATGCAGCAGGACTTATTAACGGCTGAAATGGAAAAAACAAGGATGAAAATAGAATCGGATGAAAGAATTGCGATGGCTGCTAATCAAACTAAGGTTTCGGTAGCACAAGAAACAGCAGATGCAAAAGTGGTTTCTACTGATATTGCGGGGCAGCACCAACAGGTAAAACAGACAATAGCAAACGCAAAAACAGTAAGTACATCAAACACATAATTTAATAACCAATAAAAAGTACAATCATGGCAAAATCTAAAAAAGAAAAACAGCCAATAGTCGAAGAAACTAAAATAGAAGTTCCCGAACAAGTAATTTCGAGTATGCCCACCGTAGAGATTGGTAAAAGCCTAAGTGTAGAAGAAGTAAGACCTGAAACATTAACAGCAGACGGGATTACTCAAATACCTATTATCGTTGAAAGTAAATCAGAAGAACCTATACCCGAAATAGCGCATAAATCAGTATTGGTACTTGTGGGTGAAAATTTATCTATGGAAGAAAAGATAAATAGGTTTTTAGATAGCAGGGGTTCTGGGGAAATAAGGATGAATGATTTTCTAAAAAGTTTGTTCCCGATACCAAAACTTAATGAACCCCCTTTATGGTTAAAGCAAGAAAACTGTAAAATGTTAAGGATAGTTTTAGAAGGGATGTATAGCAAGGGAGAAATCAACATTATAAGCGAAAGTCATCGTAGATTAGGAATGAATTACTACCCCGATTTGAGTACGGGACGTAGGGAACATTATACATTAAATTCCCTGCAAATCATAGCAAAAAAATAAATTTAGAAAAATATCAAAAAAATACTTGTTTTCTTAAAAAGTTACTATATTTACATTACCAAGTCAAAATATAATATATGAAATTTCAATTAAGGAAGTTTTACGATACAGCAGTATCAGATGGAGTAGGTGGCGGGGAAACCGCAGTAGTAGAAGAAAAAGCCCATACAAGCATAGCTGAAGCAATGGCTAAACATGGGGTAAAAAATTCAGGTATGGATATGGTGGCAACACCTATCAATATAGGTACAAAAGAGGTAAAAGAAGAAGCGACAAAGGAAGAAAAACCTGCGAGTGCTGCGACAGCAACAAAGGTAGAAGTTCCCGAAACCGCAAAATCTGAAACCAAACAAGAAGCAAAAGTTGAAAAAAAGGAAGAAGTAGTAGAAACCAAAAAGGAAGAAACTGCAAAACCGCAACCAACTTTTGATGAAGTTCTTAAATCGCAACCCAAAAATGCAGTTTTAAAGGCGTTAGGGTTAAACGACAAAACAATTTCCTTATTGGATGAAGTAAATGGGCTGGATGATAAAACCATTGGCTTATTGCTTTCTCATAAGGAAGGGAAGGTATCAGACTACCTAAGAGAACTATCTACGGATTACAATAAGATGACCTCCGAAGAAGTGATGCGACATCAGCTTCGGTTAGATTATCCCAAAGCAAATCCCAAACAGTTAGAGGCTCTCTTTAACAAAGAAGTTGTAAATGCTTACAATTTAGATTCAGATGATGACGATGAAAGGGAAACAGGGCAAATGCTATTAGATGCAAGAGCCGATAAATACAGGGATGGATTTATTGAAAAGCAAAAAGACTTCTTAGTTCCAAAATACGAACCGAAAACAGCAGAAGTTCCCGATAATTCAAAGGAAATAGAAGCTGAAAACAAAAGATTTGAAACTTATAAGACATCGGTTAATAGTAACCCTGTCATAAAAGATATAATGGCTAATAAAGCCGTAGTTCTTGGCGAAGGTGATGAAAAGTTTACATTCAAAGTAGATAAGCCCGAAGATATAACCAATGTTCTTTTCGATAGCAACAAATGGCTTGAAACGCAATTTGAAGTTGAAAAGGGAGCGGATGGGATAGTAACTAAAGTGGGCGAACCTAAAACAGAAACACAAATGCTAACTGCATTAGTTGCCCTGTATGGTAAAGACTTTTTAAACGCATACGCAAAACACTACAAATCTCTCGGTGGTAAATCTGTCGTTAAAACCATAGATAACGCAAAAGAAACAGATTCAGAAACATCTACTAAAAGTGAAAAACAGCCCACAACACCTGCCGAATTTATGGCAAGACAAGGGCAGTTAAATCATGGCGGTAGAGGTTACTAATCAGTAGCATTTAGGGTTGTAAGAAACAATATTTTATTAATCTTACAATTCTACAACTATGGCAGTTTCACAGGGCGTAATGATAAAATCATTCGTATCCGCAATCGACTTCCTTGACCAAAGGGATATTGACCCCAATATTTACGATCAGGCAAGGGACAGGGCATTCACAGATATTATGAAAATCGTGAACCGTTACAAGCCCGCAACAATGTTTTTCTACAATAACTTCGTGAACCAAAATGTTTATGAAGTTGGAACTATCAGTGCAGTTACTTCAACAGGACTTGCACAGATTCAGTTCACAATTAATACCGCATCTACTTTTCCCCGTGTTGGTGATTTGATTATGACTTCAAACTCCAACAACTCCGATAACCAAGCCCGTATTCAGGCAGTTACATTCGGTTCGGGAACAGCTACCCTTACTGTTCGTTCAGTAGCAGGTAACTCAACTCCTTTCTATGCAACCGTAGGGGACTTAGTACAGTTTGGTTCTGATGCTTTTGCTGAAAAATCAAGCGCACCAACCAACAGGCGTTACTCACTTACAAAGTATTACAACAACATCCAAATCTTCCGTGAAGTTGATGAAATTTCAGACGTACAGAAGGTTGCAAAAATTGAAGTAAATGTAGGCGGGGACTATCATATCCTCCCTTATCAAATTGTTCAGAAGTATATCAAAATGCAGGGAGATATTTCAGTTCAGATGCTTGCAGGTACTCAATCAGGCACATTGTTCAACGACACTAACCCTTTCCTTGCTGACCCCGTAACAGGACTTCCTATCCAAACAACAGGTGGTCTTGATTGGTATATCCGTACTTACGGCATTACTGATAGCGCAGCAGTATTGGGAACTTTTGGGTTTACTGAATTAGATGACATCATTGACAACTGGATTGCAAATAAAGCCCCCAATGACCAAATGGGTTTCATGGGTTCTCGTCCAAAGGGAGTACTTGATAGGTTCTTTAAGAACTTAGGCTCAAGTGGCGTTACTTCAGTTCGTTTGATAATTGATGGTAAGAAAGTAGATATGAATGTTGACCACATTTCTTATCGTGGTTTTGAAATAGATTTTATCTATGTTCCTATTTATGACCACCCGCAATTGTTCAGCCCAACATTGGTATCGGTAATTAACGGTTCTATCTTCTTCGTTCCAAAAGACCAAGTTGATACCGTTGACAATGGCCGCCAACCCCGTATGCAGATTCGTCATACTCCCACGCCATTCATGGGTACATCAGCTAATAAATCAGCTAATGGTATCATAACAGAGTGGAGAGTTGGTGCTTTGGCTGAAATCCCAACTGACGGAACTTTGCAACTTCAAACAAACTGGGAAACCGCACAAGGTTTGGAATGTTTGGCAGTTACTCACTTCCAAAGGTATAGGGTTATCTAATATTTCTTTTGACAGGTCGGGGAGCTAAAATCCCCGACCTTATTTAATAATCAACTAAATCAAAAAATTATGTTAATGCAAAAAGAAGGTCGCTATAATGACCTAAGTCCCGCACTAAGGACTGAATTAGAAGATAGAGTAAATAGTTTCGGTAAAACAGTAAGGTATAAGTTTGATATTTCAAACCAAAATCCTGACCCCGATAAAGTAAACGGGAAACTTTTATGGCCGAATATTTACACACTTGACCCCGCAGTATTTAATATTATTGACCAACAGGAAGATAATAAATTGAAAGGAAGGGAAAACGCACAGAAGTCAAAAATGATAGGAATGGTTGACGGGCTTGATGATAAAGGAAACCCAAACAAGTTTAGGAAAATAAAAGTAAATGCAAGGGATAAGGGAATATTAACCCTACACCCGCAAGATATTCCCGAACACTTTGATATGGCTATGTTCATGGAATTACACCCTAAATTAACAGGTGGAAAATTTGCGGATAAAACAAAAAAACAAATGATTAACCGCATTGATGAAATGGAATTAGCGACAACACAAAGAGCAGAGAGGACAGCAAGGAAAAAAGCACAGGATGCAGCAGAGGGAATGACTGATAATGAAGTAGTAGAATTTGCTGATGCTATGCAATGGGATTCAACAGAGGACGTAATTATTTTAAGAAATAAAGCAGAAGAACTTGCAGTAACAAACCATGAGTTCTTTAATGATATAGTTTCCAATAAAAAAGTACAGTACTTAGCATTAGTTAAACAGGCAATGGATAGGGGAATTATTACCCATGATCCCGCAGAAAATGCAATGTTCTGGACTTCCAACAAACAAAAAATAACAGTACTCGGAAATGTAGATGGCAGAAATGGTATTGAGCAGTTTGCAGAATGGCTAACCATAGGAGGTACAGCAGCATCCGATGTGCATAAAAAATTAGAATCATTGACTAAGAGTTCTAAAAAATTAGTCGAAGCATAAATCTTTGATTTGGTTGATGGGGAAACCCTGACGGAAGCTGGCTGCATTAGCAGCGCATCCTTATTTTAAACAATTAAAAACTATCAACAATGTCATTCGTTGCAGCATTTAGCGCAGTAAGCGTTTCGGGAGAACCCCAAAATATATTGTTTACGGATTTAAGCACAGGTAGCGATGGCAATATTGTTTCAAGACGTATCTATGTTTCTAATAGCATAGGTACGTTTTTAGTTGAGGATGGTGTAAGTACTGAATATTCTGTTTGGGCATTACCATTATCAGATACGATTACACTTGATTTACTAAGTGCAGACATGGCAGTAAAGATTGTTGTAGAATGGCTTGATATAAATAATGCCGTCCTTTATGATTCAACATTGGCATCAGTAGGATTTACTGAATACGGGGAGAATTTTCTATATGGTCAAACACAATTAATGACGTATAATCCCTTACTCATAAACGATAATAACTTTTGGGCAAACTTCAATAAAGTAAGGACTTGTATTGATGCAGGGAACAAAGCAATTACAAGGGGTGCAGATTTGTATAGTGCGCAGCAATGTTATGATTTAGAAACAGATATTATAGCAAGTTCACAATATTTATTCAACGCAAATTCGTAATATATGGCAGCACTAACAGTTGCTCAAAAATTAGCAGTCGCTGAAATTTGCGAATATTTAGTTACTATCGCTATTGAAAAGGGAGGTTTATTTGCGGGAGGAATTGATTTAGAACTTCCCACTAAAATATACAATATCCGAACCACTATACAATACCAATATGAAAAAGACCCTTCCGATACTTCATTAGTTGCAACAACAAACTACCTATATGGTATGTGCCTTTTTAATTTACAGGCATTGGCAGTTACGGGAGCAGGTGGAATAGTTGCAGCAGTAGTTGGAGGTAACTATCCCTCACCCTATCAATTTACGGTTGCAGCAAGTGGTAGTTACATGATAGATGGTCAAAGTTCCCAAACAATAACATCATTTATAGGCTATAATTTAATGTTCATAAGGAACAATATAACACAAACCACAGTTGATGCAGGTGGTGGAAGTTCTTATTATAGTTGGTC